CTTCTGCTGATACTACTTCAACAGTAATATCTCTACCTTCATTTGGGTCAGTAATATCACCATAATCTGGGTCAGCGATGTAACCTAAGATTTCCTGATAAACTGTCTTTCCAAAGCCCCAAAATCTTACACCTTCACCTTCTTCACCTCTTACCAATACTGGTACGAATGTTCTAAGTTTCGGCTCCATTTTTTTGGCAGCTTTCCAATCTTCTTTATCACCCATTCTTTTCAACTTATCAGCGAACTCAACGATAGGGTCAGGTCTGCCAAAAGAAGATGGAGATAGATAAGATTTGTTGTTAATGTTGTAGTGAAAGAATAATTCAATAAAAGGATTCTCTTTATTGAATTTGTAAGGGACTAAACGAATAGTGTGTTTGCCCGGAGCTGGTTTCCAAAGTTCTACTTTCTTTGAAGTTGTGCTTTGTAGTTTGTTCAGTCTACCTCTGATTGCGTCTAAGTTAATAGCCATTTTTTTACGTTTTAAGAGTTTATGTTTTATGGTTTTATTTAGGTGAGTGTCCTTCACCCTCTATGTATATAAATATTAAGAGATTACAAATATACGACAAATTATTGGACTTTCCAAATCTTTTTTGAAGTATATTTTATAACCGATTTAAGCATTTATACGGGTTTGAGATTTACTCAAAGATACGAAAAATATCCGATACCACCAAATAAAAAAGGGAGAATTTTTAGTTTCTCCCTTTTAGTTATTTTTTTATCATTTGTGTTAGTTTCGTTGATTCGTTTGCATCCTCATCATCCATTTCTAATTCTTTCTTATATTTCTTAGCAACAGCTATCATATATTTCATAGCATCATCACCATTTTTGAAAGTTTTATCAATATCATATCCTAAATTTGCCGGGTCATTACCATATGTAGGTGCCAATGATACTCTAAATTCATCAGGTTTGTTATAATCAATATTATCACCAAAATACAATGTATATGTTGGGTGAGCACCAGAACTAGCATTGTACATAATAGCATCGGAGTTATCATCAGTATCAACATATCCGTTTAATCCCGTTTCCGCATTTACAGCTTTTTCTAAGTATGTAGCATGATTATAATCCAATTGAGATGCTTTCTTTGGTAGATTAACTTTAGGAGCTTCTTTTTTATTTAAATCATCGTATGCTTGTGTTCCCATAACAGCTTCAGCATCAGGGTCAAACTTACTCACATAAGCAAATGCTTTTTGGTATGCTGGGGAATCATCTTCTCTATCATATGCATCTCCAACAGTTATAGTTTTACCAGTTTGAGGGTCTTTAAATGTTGCTCCAAATACATCACCATGTGTCCAACTATCTGCATTTGGGTCAGCTTTTCCTTTAACATCAGATACATCAATTGAATCCAAATCATCTATCCAATTGGTGTTTGATTTAGAAGCTGCTTTACCACCTCTATCCTTTGTATAATCTCCACCAAACATATCATTTGGTTTTGCATCTGCTTTGGGTTGTCCACCTTTTTTAGCTTTAGGGTCTTCATGAGAACCAGCTTTCATTGCTGCATCTTTAGCTTGTGGTGTTTTGAAATAAACTAACTTTCCACTCTCTTTGCTACGAGCCACTAACTTAGGGTCTACATTAGCTTCTAATAATTCTTTTAATCTGATATTTGCCATTTTTTACTATTATACTATAAATATACAAAATTTTTTTAAATCTACCAAATATTATGAAAGTAAAGTATAGTACTCACGAAAATGTTTTATCCTGTCAGCAAGACCAATAGTACCACCATTTACTCTTTTTGTAATTGATGTTACAACTGCATCAGTTGCACCACCATCAGCCATTATATGTAATTTGTTTTTGTTAAAGAACCATGCTGCTGATAATAATGCATATTTCTCAGCTACAATTTGTGGGTTTGCTGTTACATCTTCTCCAATTGATTTACCAAATGCAGTGTAGTTATCTCTACCTGTTAATTGGATGTAACCACGACCACAAAACTTTGCACCATCACCACTTGCTTCAGTTCCGTTACCCATTCTGCCACCGTATACTTTGTTTGCAATCTTTTCAGGCTTTCTTTCATAAGGTAATGCTGATTCTAATGTTGGAAAATATTTCTTAAAGATACCATTCAAACCTTTAGCTGAATAGTTTAAGTTTTCTTTTGTTAAACGAAAACCTCCACTTTCGTGTCCACATTGCGCTAAGAAGTGTGCCAATCTTAACGGAGTGTTAATTTGAAACTTAGCTGCCGTATCGGGAATCATTGCAATTACTGCATCAGGAATATGTCCTTTTAGATTTTGTAATTTTAATCCACCTACTGGTACTATTGGTGCTGATGCAACTGGTGTTGTTGTTTCACCCATAATTTTTGCCCAAGTTTCAGGTCCTACAATACCATCTGCAATTAAACCATTCTTTGCTTGCCATTCTTTTACAGCTGCTTCAGTTTTAGGTCCAAAATTAGTTACTGCTGGTTCGATACCCAGCTTTTGTTGCATTAACTTTACGTTTTCGTTGTTATCACCTTTTTTTAATAACATAATAAAAATTATTTAGATTGTCCTTCCGTAACTTCTTTATTTCCTTGTCCAAAATCAATTACTTCAAAAACTCTTGTCTGAATTTTCTTAGTTCCTTCGGCGTTTGTTAATATGATTGAATTTTTAAACTTCTGCCAATTGATGACAAAAGATGTATCTAACACCCCACCATTTTCCTCTTTAACCAATTCGTTAAGAGCATTAATAGTGTAAAGTGAATTAGATTCTTTCTTTCTATGTATTAAGATTGTATTTTCCAATGGTGTATCCGGTTGGAAAGCTGTATCTATGTTATATGTTACAAACAATTCCTCTAAATTGGACTTGTTTTGTAGTATATAGATATAGTTGTAGACTATATGATAAGTCTCTCTTATTTGTTGTAGAGTGTTTTGTAACTCCTCTTTTGTTGTAAATGTACAAAGTAACTGTGTCTTCATCCTTCCTCTTGTTTCTTTTATTACTCATAAATATCAAAAATCAAAAGGAAGGATAAAAACAGGTTATTTTTATTTATTTTTATTTTTAAAACAGTCTTGCATTTTTGGTGAATATTGCATTGTTGTACTTGTTCTGCCAGATTTGCCACTTTTTGGCCTATATGTTTTATACCCAACATCAGTTTGTTCTCCACTTTTCTTATTGATGGCATATGTGAATATGTTCATCCCAGTTACATTTCTAGCATCTGCTATTTGTTCAGATGTTGGTTTTTTAATACCAGCATTAGCTAATTTTGCAATAGCTTGTTTTTCATTAAATTCATAAGTTAGTGTAGCTTTTTCTTGAACACTAAAGTTTTGTAAAAATTCTCTAGATGAACTTACACCAAAGCAACTTTTCATTACATCACCAGTCACAACTGTACCACCCATATTTACATCCAATGTAGAAAACACCAAACTCTCAGGTTTTCCTTTTTCATATTTCCTAGTATCACTATCCATCATTTTTAAATGGAATGAATCAACTACATCTATTCCTTGTAAGTAAGTTCCAAGTCCCATCTTTTTACCTCTATAATTTACAGTTGTTTTATCCATTTCTTTAAATTGCTTAAAATGAGATTCAACAACTTTTTTACGTTGAAATGATAGTATATTATTTACATCAATTCCACTTACAGGTTTTTTACCTTCTCTGATTGATTTTGAAACTAACATTTTAGAAACTTTAACAAGAACTTTATTATAAGCTTCACCTCCACCTTCTGCAGCAACAGCCCTTACCATTAAATACTTATCTTGTAATGCAATATTATCCTCTGTCAATTCTGATTTTGGGTTTCCGTTTTTATCTTTATATTTTTGTGGAAGATACTTAAGAGCTTCAGGTTTTAATCCTTTTTTACCAAATAATGCTGCATCTATATTTTTTACTATTGTTGGTTCACCACCATTTACAATAACATCGACTTGCTCTTTAAACGATGCTCCTTGTTTTGTATCACTTTTAATTAAATTTTTTGCAACCAAAGAAACTCCGTCATTATAAGTTGATTCAACTTCTTCTATATCTTTAGCATGTGCTAAAATAATTGATTTAATTCTTTTAGATTCTCTATCAGTAATTATTCCTCTAGCAACCATACCATCAACTTGTTCTAATTTTTTATCAATTTCCTTTTTAAGAGTTGAATTATCTTGAATATCACCAGTTGAAGTTTTATCTGAATGGAATTGTAACATTAAATTACCTTTTTCATCTGTAACGAATGTAGCAGTATCCGATGGATTTGGTCCACCACCACCCATTAATACAAATGCAATAGCATCTTCTTTATCAACCACATCACCTTTTGGTGTTAAAATTGTTTTAGCGTTTTGTATAGCTTTAACTTGCGCATCTAATGATTCTTCTGCACCATAATAAGTTTCTAAATTTCTTTGTTTTCCAAATAGTCCTTTTTCAGTTAAACTATTTGCTCTACTTATTGAATTATCGTATTTTTTCCTAGCTGACCTTGCACATATCAATGCTTTAGATGCACAAGGAATTTTTTTCAAATCATTTGGTAAATCTTTAATAACTGTTTGTGTTACAGTTTGTTCTTTTCCTAATTTAGTTCCACAAAATTGCGATGTTATAATTCTTGTCAATTCTTCTTCGGATAAATCAGGATTTTTTTGAAGTAATTTGGCTGCAGTACCGGAAACAATTTCATTAAATGCAGAACCTTCTGAACCAGGTGCTGGTTTTTTACCAGTTGCTTTTAGGTATCCCTTATATCCAAATTTTAATAAATTATTTTTTACATCATTATCGGCCATTCCTTTTTCACCTACAACAACTCCTTTCTTATCACCGAATGCACTTGCTCGTATCGATTCTAATTCCTGTGGTGTTCTTACTTTTTTAGGTTTTTCAATAGTTGGTTCTAATTCTTTTTCTTTAGTTTTTCTAAAATCATTTGCTGCCAATTTTTTAGCCGGTGGTGTTGTGGTGGTATCTGCTTGTTTTGCGTTTAAATTTTTATCAACATCAATATGAGAACCGCTATTTATTGCAGCTTGCTTTTTTTCCTTACTACCAAAATATACTATCTTACCTTCTGGTCCGCCTTTTCTTGCAGCCAATTTCCAATCACTAGTTGTTGTACTTGCTTCATCAATAAATCCGTAAATCATTTCTAACATTAACTCATTTGCTAAATCTATACTTTCTTCTTTCATTTTAGGTTCTATTGGGGTTTCAACGTTATCAATTTCACCACTTTCTTTTTTCTTATTATATGAATCAACCATTTGCTCCATCATTTCAGGAGTTATTTCCATTTCTTCAAGTCCTTTTGCAACCATTTCAGCAAACTTAGCCATATTTGCATCCATCTCAGCTTCACCTTCCATATCAGCGAATAGTGCAGCCCTACCTGCTCCTTTTAAAATAGTTTCACCAACAACGTGAGGTATAAACTCCATTGCTACGTGTTTTCCAAATGCAGCTACACCATGATGTAATCCACCAGTTGCTGCTCCAAAGATTGCCGTTGTTGCTACTTTAATAGCAACTGCTTTAAGGGCTTTCTTTTCGTGGCCTGTTAATTTTTCTCCTTTAAAGAATTTACCAACTCCTTCTCCAGCTGCTTTAAATTCTTCAACTTCGTGTTTAGCTCCTTTTTTAATTGCTTTCCAAACACCAGCTGCTTTTGCTTTTAAAGTTTCTCCTAAACTTCTTCTCATATCAGAACCAGGTGCACCATCATTTCTTTCAAAGAATTCTTTTTCTTTAGCTGTCCAATTTTCTATATTCTTTTTTATCTTATCAGTTAATTTTGGTGCTGATGTTGGTGTAGATGGTGTTTCTTTATTTGCATCTGCTTTCTTAGCTGCAATACCCATATCCTCCGCAAACTTATTTGCCATTGGGATTGCATCTTTAATATCCTGGTCCAATACCGTTGTTTTCATTGGTATTTGTTTGTCTGGATTTTGTGCATTATATGCTACTATTGCTGCCCAACGGTGATGTCCATCTATTACATATCCATCTCTACTTACATAAATTGGTGCGGTAATTTTTGGATGATTAGGGTCTTTCTCTAAAGCTCCCATCATACCAACTACCTTTGCTCCAACTAAATCTTTTTGTGTTGCTTTTAATTTATCAGCAGGTACTTCGGTTTGAAGGGTCTTAATTCCTTTTTGTGCTAACATTTCTTTGAATACCGGCTCAGTATCTACTTCACCACTAGCATCCGCATCCATTCCAGCTGCTCTACTACCGGGTTCAGCTTTACCTTTGAATTGTGGCATCTCATCTCTTGGTATTCCTAAGTTATCATCACAATATAAGTTTGTACCTGGCACAGTCACATCACATAAGTTAATGTTTGGTGCTGGTTCTCCTTTAGCTTTTGCATCAGCTACTTGCTGTGCTACTTTGTTAATATCAGTATTGAATTGTTCTAACTCTTTTGGGTCTATTGCATCTGGAATATCACTACCACCACTAAATGTATCCGTATCGGCTTGTGGCATTTCCTTTGCTACATCTTTAATATCAATTGGATTAAATTTAGCATCTAATGGATTTGGTTCTTCTTTTGCTTTTTCAGCATCAGCTTCTTTATCCTTTTGTGCCAATTTATCATTTGCTGCTTTCTCTCTATCCATTCTTGCTCCCATAGCAGGGTCTGCTTTTGGGTCAAACATTGCTGCTGCTTTTTGTTGTTTTTCCTTTTCAGCTTCAGCGCCGCCGGCTTTTTCACCTTCACCACCTTCAGGTTTTTTTGGTTGACCTTCACCACCTAATTCCTGATTTAATTTTTCTCTTTCTGGAGAACCTTCTGGTGGTAACATTTTTTCAGCTGCATCTCTAGCTGGACTTCCTTCTGGCTGTCTTAATAGATTTCCAACAATACCTTCTTTATCACTACCATCCTTTGCTTTATAACGTACTGTTTTATTTAAGATTGGATTAGTAAAATTTTTATCAGCTTCTACTACTGTTTTTTCAGGAGTCTTTCCCTTTTCAGTTAAAAGATTTTCAATTAGGATATCTTCTATTTGAGATATTCCCATTTCTTTTAACACAATACGCAACTCTTTTAAGTGAGTTGGATTTTTTACATCAGGCATACCATCATTTACTCGATATGCCCAATCAGATACTATTTCGTTTATTAATTCAGATATATTCATATTCATTAAAATTTATGGTCAGCGGGTTCACATATCATTTCTAATTCATCCCAATGAAATTTAGGTTTTTCATTTAGAAATACATAACACTTCCATTTCTTTTGTTTTTCAAAATAGATATGTTTTTGTAAGTGTGAAGGAACTGCCGCTCCAGTTGGTACTCTTTTAGCAGGAGTATCAAAGAATGTTTTTATTAATATTGTTAAGTTTTCAGTATCATCCCATTTTCTTTCTTGCTCCTCTAACAATCTCCACTCACCTCTATTAAGGTACTGGTCCTGCATTATACAATTTAGGTAAGAAAATGTTTGTTTTAGATTTTCCATATTATCAGAAAATGTTGCAGCAGGAGCGCCATGCCCTTTATCGTATATATTTGCTTTGTAATCTTCACCATCTGATGTTTTGGTGTTTGATTCTTTATAAAAATCCATAGCCCCTCTATTCACATTTGTAGGACGGTTTGTTGAACGATACTTAATTACTAAGGGTTGTTCTAATGATTGTGAGTATAAAACCTCAAATACATTGTTTTTAATTCTTACATTTTGTCCAAACGAAACCAAAGAAAGGATTAAAAAACTAAAAAGGATACCGATTTTCTTCATATTATAGCATGTTTTTGTATATACTATAAATATGGATTCTTATAGTTTTCCGTAATCCAAACCCCAACTAGCCTTAACAGGGAAACCACTTCCTTCAATTATTTCTTTTAATCCCTTAATCAAATCCTTATTAACATCAGTCGGAACATCAAAAAGGAACGAGTCATATGTGTATAAACAAAAGTTAATACCGCTCCCTTTTATGTAATCTAATATCTTTCTCATAACCTCAATATTCATTTCAGTCTCAACGGCTTGTAATAAGTAGTTAAATACCTTTTGTGCATTTGGTTGTTCTATCCACTCCAACGGAATCTCTCTATGTGGTGTTTGTAGGAATCCTTTATTTTGTACATCAATCCATAGGTTATCAATATAATCAGCTACCGCATTAAAATATGGGATTTGACGGAAATCATCATCGATACCACCATAAAGTAATTGGAAAGTAATTCCCTTTGATTCATCCACACTACAACCATATTGTTCGGCTAACCACTCATGCACACTGGTTGTTGGGAGTTCAAAGTTCACCAACTTACCGATAAGACGAGGGTGATATGCGTTGTAATCCATTTGTAGAAATATCCCATCGGAAATGAAACACTCTCTACTACCATCGGTTTTGTTTAGGGCGGCATAGTTCACACCACCATGTCTATTGGATGGTCTACCTGTCACCGTAAATGGATTGTATTCGGTGTAAACTAAATTATCGGAGGATATCTGCTTAAGAGCTTGAGGCCATCTATCAATAAATTTTTTCCCATCGACACGGATTCCGAATTGTTCAATATCTGAAAGGGTAGGTATAAACACTTCGTTGTACCACTTAAGTGTAGGAGTATAAGGTTCTTTATGGAAGTACTTACCAAATTGCGGTTCTATTACCTCTACAATCTTCATTAGAGGAAGGGATTGTATCAAGTCATCTCTATACCCTTTGTGAGTTAGCGTTGAAAGGAGAGGATTTAAAGGGGCTTCATAATCAATTACCTTTGCTTCCTTTCTAAAGTATGCTGAGTCTACATCATATAGATTTACGGAAATATTAAGTGAGTGTAATATCTTTTTCTTTTGGAATACCCACTTTTGTCCGTTGGTATTTATAATAGATTCTATTTGCTCATTAGATAACGATAGAGCGTCTGTATGTTTATGTGGTAGAATGTATAGTCCATCAGAACATCGTACAATTACGAGCGAAAGAGAAGTGTTTAGGGGATGCTTACTATTATCTACCCACAATGGATACCAAATAGATGCTTCCGTTTCCAGCTTTTCTTTTAATTGATTAATTTCTTCGATAGACTCAATAACCTTCATAGGTGTAAAGATACGAAAATTATCTTAAACTACCAAATTATTGTTTAAAAATATCGGATATATCAACTACCCATAATTTTGGGTTATATCCATAATGTACCAATCCAGATAAACGAGTATTACCTGCAACTAAATCATAATCATTATCTGAAAACTTTACTACAATTGGATATTCTACTAATCCATCTTGAATGTATTGTTTTACAAATTTAATTTTTTTTGGTTCTAATGAATTAAAATTTAAATCAACATTACCAAGCATATCTTTTATAGAATTAAAATCAATTACATATCCAGCCTTACCTCTCTTAATCCATTGAAGTCTTCCCATTTCAACAAATTCAGGGTAACGTTCAGCCTCATCCCATTCACTATCAAAGTTTGGATGGATATATTTAATATTATTTTTTTCTTCTAATAATGCTTTTAACGATATCATACACATAAATATAAAAAAATCCCAAACTATTGTAGTTCGGGATTATTGTGGAGGTGATGGGATTCGAACCCATGTCTTGCAAAGTAATCGTAATACCAACGAATTACACGTTTAGGATAAAGTTTAATCTTATTAACTTTCCAAAATAATTGGGGCCGAATGGTTAATTCAGCGATTCCACCATCCTATCAGTTTTAAAGAGCCGATAGGTAGAGCTCCGTTTTGTTCACTTCTATTTAAATTCCACGAGTGATGCGGAAGGGATTAAGCTGCTACAGCTAAATCAGCACCCATAAAAGACATTAAGTCTTCGTAGGTCCAAGTAGATAATTCTACGTCAGTTATTGTTTTGTACAGATTTAAAGACATCTAGCACTTCTGTCTACGTGTGATACTACCATTCTCATCACAATCAATTCCAAGGCACCCCCAAGTTTGTTTATGTAAATATACGAATAATAATTTAGATTACCAAATCTTTCTTCTTTTTAAATTGAATTAAATTTGGAAGATATGATTGTATTAATGGTATCTTATCAACAACGGTCTTTATTGATTTAAAATTTGCTTCTTTAATTTCTTCATCAGTTCCGATAACTTTCCAATCCAATGAAACTGCTGTATGGAATACATCTCCTAAAAATTTCTTATAAGCAATATAATCAACTTCCACTATTCTTGATTTTATATCATTTGCTTTTTGAATAAAATATCTAACTATGTATCCCCTTTCATAATCCAAATCAGTTAAAGTAGGAATATGTGGAGTTATTCTTTTTTCATTAAATGTAAATGCAGCTTTTTCTATTTGCTTATATCTATCTAAACTCATTTTTTATCTATTTACCAACTTTATTTTGAACTCTAAATCCACCAGTAACTTCTGTTTTCCAAATCATATCAGTTATTGTATGTTTAACTGATGTTACTTGAAAGAATCCTCTAGTTGCGTATGCTTTTGGAATACCACTTACTTTAAATTTATCACCTCTTTTAATACCACTAACACCATGAACAGTAAAACTAAATTGTATTGGCATCAATGCGGATACTTCACTAGCTTCGGGTGGTAATTTATCTTGTCCGTTTTTTAAAGATTCAAAAACCAATTGGTCATTATATGCTGTAATATATGTCATATCTTCCAGCTTACCATCAAATGGACCTGCTTCTGTTAAGTTTATCTTTGGTGCGTATCCAATTTTACTTAAGAACATTTGCATTGATTTTTCTTTTGCTTTTTTTGCAGCTGCTTCTTTTTCACTTTTGGTTGGTTTTGCTGGCCCTTGCCCTTTATCAAGAGATTCACCTCGTTTAGCTTCCAATGCTTTCAATACTAAATCCTCAAGATTTGTGAATAAACCCTGTTTTGTTTTAGTATTTGTTGTTGGGTTAGAACCATTTACTTTTTGCCCCAATCGGTTTCCAATAATTTGATTCATTTTTGCACCACTAATATCTAAATCCAATGAAGCATCCATAAAAATAGAATTTGCGCCAACTACATCAAATGTATATGGTTCTCCTTCGGTTTTTGGAGTCATATTCATATCAACAACAACCAATTCGGTAGAACCACCATCTGCATTTTGTTCTTGTATTTGAAAATCCCAAATACCACCTGCTGCACCAGATATGCCATTTAAAATTTGATAAAGTGCATCTTTAATAGAAAAGTTTTTTGTTTCCATAATACCCTTTACAAATTCCATATTAACATAAAGGTCTTCTAAAAATCCATATTTGTATTTTTCTTTATTCAATCCAACAAATGTACCATCATCTCCAAATTGAATTTTTCCTCTACTTGCAACAGATCCATTTTGAATATCCTCATCGTATGGGAATCTAACAATAGTAGTCCCATCACTAATTGAATTATCATATGCTTCTGAAAAATCTGTCTGAGCCTTTGCTTCAGATGCCTGTAATAAAGAAAACTTTGGTGTATTTGGGTTTGGTATAAATAATTTATTTTTGTCTGTACTGAATATTTTTGGAAATGCTGTACATACCGTATTTTTTGTATTTACTTTTACACTAACTATTTTATTTCCAACTTTAAAAGCTTGAAATCCTATTTTATTTAATATTTCTGATAATACACCAAATCTTATAAATCCACTATCTCCAATTAATTCAGTACCTTCTGGAATTGCAACTGTTGCGGCGTCCGTATTTTTATCTGCGGTAGTAGCACCACCCCATGTAAATCCTAAAAAGCTACTACTTTTCATTTTACTATTCATCTCAGCTTTTACAGTCTCATCTACATTTATGTAATTTAACGGAGATGCGTAATTTACATCTTTTAATAAAGCGGCTACTTCTAAACTTTGTTTATTACTAGCTAATCTATTAAACGCCATCATAAATCTTTGCTTACCCAAATCAGTTTCAGCTGAAATAGCAGATGCCTCAAATGCTTCCGCTTTTCTTTCTAATTTTTCATCATTTGATTCGGTATTATCTGCTACCATAAGGAATGCCGGTAGTTCTGTAAATCCCGTACATTTAACTGTTATTGTCCATTCCTGCCCACTCATAGCAACACTACCACCAGTTATAAATCCCAAATAGTTATCATAATGTCCACCAGCTGCCTTTCTCTTTTTATTTACAACAGTAAATGATTGATTATCACCAACACTTTCTCCTGTTAATCGTTGTTTATATTGAGATACTCCTTTATCTGTATTCCACCCCCATTCTAAAAATATAGTATAGCCTGGCTCTAAATAATATTTACACATAGTATCTAATTGAGCTCTAGTGTAGCAAGTTATAGAAAATGTTGCTTTTCTAGAAAGAGCTCCAGCACCTTCATCAATTTCAATAGAAGTTATATTTGGCTTTGGTCTAAATCCGTGAAACTCACCACCAGCATTAATATAATTACCAAACCAAGTAGTACCGATTGTACCACTCATTGTATTGTTACCATATATTGAACCATTATCACCAAATAAAGAAAAATTAGGATTGGATATTATTTGACAACCACCACCTACACCAGATGCAACTCTAACCCAAGCATTTAAGTTAGATACTCTCATAGTATCTCCTTTTCTAAGAGCTAGTTCTGTTTGAACATAATCTGCTATATTGGAAAAATTTGGAAATGATGACATAAACTTTATTTATTTAATTTGTAAAATCGGCTACTATTGATATATAATTTAATGGAATTCTTAACACAGTTTCTTCTGGAAATCCTAATGGTGCGTCGTGTATATTATTTGCAGATGCTATAATCCACCATAAAGTTGGGTCTTGATAATATTGAAATGCTAATGTATCTAATCTATCACCCAATTCTGTCATTACATACACATCATCATCTCTTAATGGAATATTAGGATATATTTTTGGTCTATATACTTCTCTACCATCGTGAGTTTTTTTAGTTTCTAATTCGTAATATCTACTTTCCATATTTTTAACTTACATTATTACTTGCTGCATATTTTTTACCTTCTTTATAAAATCCCATATGCTTTGCTTGCCACATTAAAGAAGCTCTAACTCCTTCAAGTCCTTTCACAGTACCATTATCACCAATGTTTGCATAAGTACTTACATATTTTTGGTCCTCAACCAATACACCATTTGCATAAACCTGTCCACTAAAACCATCTCCAATATCTTTTACTTCTATTTTATATGTTGGTGGTAGGTCTGCTTTTGGAGCTGCTGAGTTTTCCATACCAGCATTTGAATTTGCTGATGTTGATTGTGCTGGATTATTAACATTTGCTGCTACTGATGTTGTATCTACCTTTGGCGTAGATGTATTAATAGGTGCACCCGTTTGTGCTACACTTTGTTTATTATTTGCATCAGATGCTGCTTCAGCGGGAGATGATGTATTTTCTGTTGTATATATTCCGCTTGTTTCCTTTCCATCTTTAGTTTTTCCCTTTCTAACTTCTCTTGGTAATTTATCAAATCCATATAAATAACCATGTTGTGTACTACTCTTTGATTCTACAAAAGTTAATGATACATTTACATCTATTATTTTTGGTAATTTATAATTATCAATTGATGTTTTTTCTGAATTTATTTTAAATGATTCATTATCAGCGATACCCATACCAGCAGTAGGACCAATTTCCCAAGTACCATTATCATCAACGGTATAAGATAGTTGAGAAATGAAACATTCTTTATTTTTATATAAATTACCAATTGTAATTCTAAGGAATGGTGCTAATACAGCTATACCAGAATTATATCCTTGTGGATATGCTAATGATGTTAAAAAGTTTAATCTTTGCCAAGCTGCTATATGCTGTGCCGGAGTTGTTGAGTACACTTTAAAATTAAAAGATACACTTCTTTCTATTCCACTATATGTGTAATAATTAAATGGTGAACCAATAAATTTAGCAGGGTCCCAACTTGGCGATGTAGTTTCGGTAATTCCAGATAATGTTGCTCTAAAGTTTACAGATTGTTTTTTAGCAATTGATGTAAATTTTAAAGTTATAAAATCATAATCATCTAATGTATCACCGCCCTCTATTTTTAATTCACTACCATTATATTGTGTTTTTTCATTTACAATATCACTTTTAGTTTTACTATCAATACCATATTTTGTTTTTAAACTAACTTTGGGAATTTGTCCATCTTTTATTGATGAATAAGTATTAATACCAACTGCTTCTCTACTAACCGATGTTCCGCTTGTATTTAGTGTTGCAGTTGCAGCATTCAATGCTTCTAATTTAGATGATAAATCATTTCTTAATTTAATATCATCTTGAGTTTCATCAATTGTATCGGAATATTTAATAGTTGAATTAGATGATGCTATTGAAGTACCATCTTTACTATCTCCAATTTTTTTACCAGTAGATAGTTCTTGCTGTCCTTGCTTTTTAGCTTCCGATAATTTTTGTTCAGCTGATTGTTTTACATTTTTTAATGTATCACCAATTTTAGCAAATGGATTTTGTGATGTATTTAATATATCTTTAGCTCTTGGAACTAATTCATCTATTCTTTTATTAACAGCCGGTCCACCTCCTAAATCTTTTGTTTCTTTAGCTACTAATATAGATGAAAGGTCATTTCTTTTAAAATAATCATCATCCGTTGGATTTATAGTATCGGAATATCTAGCACTACTATCGTATTGTATTTCATCTTCACTCTTTTTAGCAAAATTTTGTGCTCCTTGCTTTGGTGCTCCAAATAATTTTTTCTTAATCTCTCCTTTTAGTAAATTAATACCACCACCTAATATTTGATTTCCAATTTGTTTAATACTTCCTTTTGCATTTTGAGCTAAAAACTTTCCAACTAAATTACCAGCACCATCACCTTTAATTTTAGCAAGTGTTACCATTGTATCTGGCTCTTTACCTGCTTTAAAATCTGAATTTAATGATACACGAGTTGGTATTAATTTTGTTGGTAATTGTACACCTATTTTATTTAATAGTTCTAATCCTTTTGTTTTACCCTTTTCAAATAAATTACCAAGTAAACCATTATCAGTAGAATTATTTGGATTTACCGAATTTTTCATTTCGGTAACCATTTCAGTTTTTTGCGTACTTAATTTTAAAATATCAGTACCATATATTATAGGTGCTCCTAATTTTGATATTACTCTTAATCCAGTTACTTCACCTTCAAGTCTTGTTTCTGATGTTTTTGATGATAAATTTCTTCTTGCTATTTGTACTGCTTTAAATGGTAAATCCATAGCACCGGTAGATGAACGTAATGGTATATCTTTACTATTACGGATGTCATATTTTTGCTCAGCCGTTTTACCATCGTTTAATACTTTGGTCTTAAATAGTTCTTCTATCGTCTTGCCCATTTTTAGTTTTTACCATATGAATTTTTACTACCTTTATCAACAATTGCTGATATTCTTGATGTAACCTTTTGTCCATCCATATGAACGGATACCTTACCAGCATTTAAATCTGCTCTTAAACCTTTTATTTCCTCTATTAACTCACCTGTTCTATCTGCCTTATCACCACCAGCACCACCTTCACCTCCACCGATTCCTAATATACTACCAACACCACTAGCAACTGCTCCAACTGCCGATACAGCTAATAAACCAGGCAATGCTAATACACCAGCTATACCAACTGCGGTAAGTGATGCTGCCAATCCCATCATAGCTAATGATAATGCTGCGATTGCTGGAATGAATGTTACCATAGATGATATTGCTGTCCCAACTGCTGTTAAATTTGGAACTAAAGTTGCTATCCCAGCTCCCATCATTTGAAATCCAGTTCCAATTGCTTGAAGTGCATTTCCTAATACCAATACCGATGCTGCTATTACTAACATTGCTGCCGCACCTGCTAATATTGCAACTGCACCTACTCCACTACTCATAATAGCTCCTAATAAAGCAACTGCACCAACTAATGCTAACATAGATACAACAGCCATACCAACGGATTCCCAACTAACTTTCATAAATTCCTGAACTGCCTTCCCAAATACAAATACTGCAGCTGCTACTACTAACATAGCTGCTGCTCCTTTGAGAACTTCACTCATTTTTATTTTGCCCATAGATTCCATAAGGCCACCCTTTTTATTCAAATCACCACCAGAAGGTGCTTCTATTTTATTAGGCGTTAATCCACCGGCCTTAGGTGCTCCCATACCTCCCATCAATTTATTAATACCAGGTATTTTACTTGCAATTCCTTTTAAATCAATACCTAATGATTTAAATCCAGCTCCCATTTGACCTGCCATTATTACACCAGTACCCAATCCTTTAACCATACTACCCATAGGACCAGTTGCAATAGCTGTCAAAGTTTCTTTCATACTATCAAATCGAGATAGTTGAACACTTCCATCATCATTTAATTTATCAGAATTAGCTGCCATTTTTTGGAATTCATCAACTGATAATCCTAATAATTCTGCTGCTTTTCTCTTTTGGAAGATATCCATTTTATTGAATGCCTCTATACCACCTAATTGTTGTAATGTTTCTTTTACAGCTCCTCCAATATTTCCTTCATATGCCAAACCTCTTGCTCTATCTAAGTTAAGTTGTTTACCTAGCATTGCACCTAATTCTAATTCACCATTAATAGATGTTTCAAAATCTAAAAGTGAATCAGTTACTTTTGTCAATGAATTCATACCAACGCCTAACTTAGCGGCCGCTACTGCTGCTTTAGCTATATTAATACCACCATCTTTACCATACTCAGCAAATGCTTGCGATGAATTAGCAACATCTTTCATTAAAGAATCAATAGGAACACCGGCCGCTTTACCTAATGATTTTGTAGTTGCTGCCATATCCATAGCAGTTGCAGCTGAACCATCATTCATTCTTGCAAAGTTACCAACTACACCAGCCGCTTCTTCACCACTAATGCCCATATTTGTGGCCATTAAGTTGGTATTAAGTTGTGTTTGGAACGTTATATCTTTTAAACCACCAAATTCCTTAGATAATGATTTAGTTACTTGCTCAGCATCTTTGAATACAGCTCCTAATGCAAATGATGATATTTGTGCCGAATCAACATATCCACCAAAACTTCTAACACTTTCTCCCCACTTACTTATACCTTGCCCAACTGCTGTTATTCCTAATCCTAAAAGAACCATAGGTTTTTTCAAAGCTGTTGTAATCATAGCACCAATACCTTTCAACCTAGCTGCCATTCTATCTGCCTCAGCTGTCAATTCTTTATATGCTTCTAATTCCTCTGTTGTTAATCCTGCAGTAACTTGCATTTCCTGTGACATTCTTGCAAAGTTTTTTGCAATATCCTGAGTTATAGTATTTAAGTGTGAATTTGTTGTTAATAGTACTTCATTATCTTTAAGATATGATTTAAATAAATCATTATGAAATTTTAAATTTTCAGTTGCCGCTAATTGCTCCTCAGTAGTACCATCTGCTGCTGAAAATACATCTTGTTGTGCTCTTAATATTTGTCTAGATACATCTGTTATATTTTCAACATATTTTAATTCAGCTGCACTTTCATCTGTTATACTTACTTGAACTTTTGACAAGGATTTCATTTGCCTGTCTGCCATTTTTAATGCTGCTACCAATCCATCCGATGACCTAGATGATAATGATATTTGAGATGATAATTCTACAAAATCATCAACATTATCTTTTACAGTATTTTGTAATGTATTTGCTTTATCTATAAACTTACCTATTTTAGCTATATTTTCTTCAATAGCGGTCTTTTGCGCACCAGTAGCAGTATTCAATTGTTGTTGTAATTGAATTAATCTTTCAGTAGCCTTTGCTTGTGCTTCTATCGCTTTTAAAGTTTCAGCCATTTAAATTATCTATTTGGGTTTTGTTTATCTAATTTTTGAAGATATTTCACAATATCATCCATTTGCTCAGTAGCATCTTGCAACCCTTTAGCAAGTTCAGGACTTCTTTCTTTTGTTTTATTAATAAATTGCTGGTCTAATCCTTTTTTGTACGAATCAAAAAAACTATCTATAAATTTATCAACAATTCCTTCGTTTAATTTTTTTCCCATGGTTTATTCTTTATATTGTATAAATATTGGATAATAAAAAAGTGAGGATTAACGCATCCTCACTTTAGATTTACTTTGAGATTTTTTAATCTCTTCAGCTTCTTTTTTCTTCATTTCAATCAATTTATTGAAATAAAACCTTCTTAAATATACAGGCATATGGTAGACTTCAGACCAAGTAAATCCATTACTGAACTGAACCATTTCCCAAATTTGAGAATGTAATTGTATCCTATAATCAAGCGGTAGGGTAAAAAAAGTTAATCCCGAAGGGTATATCAAGCGCCTCCGATTCACCAGTTATTTGTGATGTAAATTGGAATGTTAAATCCAAATCAGGACTTATTTCCTTAACGTATTTTCTAAAAGCCTTTGTATCTTTTGCTAAAAACCCATTATACACCCATCTGTTGATAAATCCTCTATCAGTATTACCATCAACGGATTTAATCATATACTTCAATCTAGTTGTTACATCATATTGAGTAGCTGCGTTTTTATTTAACTTTTCTAAAGCCTGTGTTTCTTTTGTTATTTCTTGCTCATCACCATGTGTAAGCAATTTAAATTCAATTTCTTTGCCATTTGAAGGTAATGAAAATTTATATGTGTTTTCCGCATTTAAAGTACTTACATCAATATCTTTTGTTTGAACTTTACCCAAATCAATAGTTACTGCCTGTTTTTCTAAACTAAATGGGTCAGTTATTTCTACTTCATAATCAGCACCATATCCTAAAATACGAGTTGCTAATAAGATTGCGTTTTTATCACCAATGTAAATATCATTTGGATTTACACCAGGTTCAACTACAACTGATTCAAATAATTTGTCCAAAACAATACCTTTTTTGATAAGGTTTTGTGAAGCAAGAATATCTTCTTCTCTTGCTGTCATATATTTAATTTCAATTGTACCCTTTCTTAATGGGTGTCCTTCTGGATAAACTAATCCTTGTGAAGGTAATTCGATTGTTTCTGTTGGAAACTCACTTTGTTTAGGTGCGGTTTGCATTTGCACCTTTGATGTATTTGCCATTTCTGCCATAACGTTGTTTATTTATTTGTATATATAAATACATAGAAATTAAAAAATTAGAAAGCATAAAAAAGGGGATACTTTTGATATCCCCTTATTTTTATTATTTTTAGATTAGAATTCTAAGATTGCGTAATCATAAGATAGTGTTAATTCGATTGTTGCTGGTTCGTTAGAATCGAATGCTAAATCTCCAAAGTTTGCTTGAGAGATAAATGCACCTTTTAACTTCCATTGTTCAATCTTATCACCAACTGGTCCTAAAAGATAGAAATCAACATCTTTCTTATAGAAATCAGCGTATCCATCTCTACCAGTGATTGATTCATGTCCTAAACGAACCCACTCCATTACCGCTTGTGCTCCAGAAGGAACGATTGGGTCATAAAGAGTGATAGTGATATCTTGCCACTCACCTTTACCTTTTAACTTTCTCTTTACGTTGATATGGTCTAAAGTTACGGTTTCAAATTGAATTGTAGGTCTATTTGCTGCCTTTACAAGATATGAAGGAATCCCATCGATTTCCATCACATATCTATTTTTCATCTTCGGTTCGAAGTTCGTATAGAACATCTTATCAAACTCTAATATTTCTGCCATTTTTTATTCCTTTTATTTGTATTAATAAATATCTACTTTATTGATTTTCGTATTATGCGTTAAAACTTGCTCCAGTTGGTAAGATGTTGAAATCAATTACTATGAATTCAGCTGTCTTAGCCGGTTGTAAGAAAATTTGTCCTGCTAATATGTTTCTATCAATTACATCAGGTGTGTTGTTTGATTCATCCATCACAACTCTGAAAGCGTATAAACCTTGTCTTTGTTGAACTGCCTCTAAATAAGGGTTCACAGTGTTTAAGAATCTTTGACGAGTTGTAGAAGTATTTTGTTCGAACACTAAGAAACGAGATGTTGAAGCGATAAACTTCTTAAGAGTGATAAGTAATCTTCTAACATTGATTCTATCTAAAGCTGATGCCTTATCTTGCAATGTCTTCTGTCCGAATGCTACAATACCTTGTCCAGGGAATGCTGCGATTGGGTTTACTTTGTTCTCATATAGAGTATCTCTTTCAGAATGTGTTAATCTATTCAATACTGAAACTGCTCCAGTAATACCACCTCTGTTTAAACCAGCAGGTGCGAACCATTCAGCTGCTAATCTATCATTAGAAGCGAATACAGCCGGCATCAATACTGATGGAGGTACACTCATTAATTTATTACTATTTGTATCAACTGTCTTAACCCAAGGGTAGTAAGTTCCAACATAGTTAGAATCTACTGAATTTGCTTCTTCGGTTGCTTCAGTAATTGTTGCATTTGCTGCTACAAAATCAGCGATATAGAAACAATCTTGTCTATTTTCAACCATATCAATTACTTTTGTAGTAATAGATGGGTGTAAAGAACGAATGATACCAGGAGTTACAACTAAGTTGATATCCCACTCATCTGCGTTTGATACAGCGTTAATTGCTTTTGTATATGCAATTGAACCATTAGTTGAATTGTTTGAACAATTAAATCCTTGCGTATTTGCTCCAGTAATATTTGAACCCAAGTTGATTTTTACAGTTGGTGCGTTACCATCAAATCCATATTGGAATCCTAATACAAATTGTCTTTTAACCATATCACCAGCTGCCGAACCTGTCATTTGATAAGTTAATTGTGAATCAAATGCGAATGCTGTGTTAGCTCCAGTTACTACTCCAGCAGGAATTGGTTTTAAGTATTGTTTGTTATCATCTGATGTTCCAATAGTTTCAAAATCAAATCCAGAATAATATACAGGAGATGATGATGTGTTATTTGCTGAACCAGTTTGGTAAACTACTGCAGGTACTTTATTTACATCTCCAGCTGCCAATGCAATTGGATTAACATATGCTGCATGTCCAAATGGTGCTGATGAAATTGGGAATGAACCCGCTTCAGCTACCACTACTCTTACATACTTTGATTTATTTGTGTAATCGCCATTTTCGGTTATCTTACCATCAGAATCAATCGTATTCCATCTATCACCTATTCTTCTAGCTATATAGTTAGGAGAAGCAGGGTCTAAATTTACATTATTAAATGTTTCAATTACAGTCTTTCTCTTATCGGTATCACTAAATCCTCTTACAGTTACAGTGAATGTTGAATAATCAGTTGCTCCATCTTCACCAGCTGCTTTAACATTAGAAATACCAATCTTAAATTTAGTGTTATATGGAGTACCATGTCCTAAAGTTACAAACTTAAATAAATCGTATCTAACATTGTTATTATCTTTTTGAGATTTAACATATGGAGTTTCAGCTGAACTTATATCACCATACACTTGCGATGGTAATCCTGATGCTGATACATATGTACCTCCTTCAATTCCTATTGCAGCGTTAGTGTAATTATTAGTTGCTGTATCTTTAAAATAAGCGTAAGTATATGCTGTTTTAGCTCCAAATGGTGAAGAACCAAATGTATCTACCACATCGTTAGTAGCAGTTTCTAAAATAGAAGCCGATACAAATCCAAATGAAGAAGATAATACAAAAGAACCAGATGCAAATCCAGGTCCAGCTGCTGTTATGGTTGGTGTTTTAAATCCTACCGCTTCATCTCCAGTTTCAGTTGAATATAAAACTCCAATAAGTTTTTGACCAACTAAACCACCAGATGCAAAAATACCAACAGGTAAATTTTGAGTATATCCACCAATACCACCAACTCTTACGATGGTAGCACTTCCAGCTTCTCTTAAATAGTTTTGTACTGCATATTCAGTATAATAAGTTCCATCAGGAGTTCCAAAGATATCTTCGAATTCTGATTGCGTTCTAACAATAGTTGGAACAAATGCAGGTCCTTGCTTAAAAGGTCCTATAAATGCTGCTCCAATCTCACCAACTCCTTGCGCTAGGAAGGAAAGGTCATTTTCTCTTGTGAATACGCCGGGTGATACGATTCTTTCTGCCATTTTATTTTTCGAATTTGTATTTTAAGTTTGTAATTAAGAAAATCCTATTAATTACTTATATAAATATAAAGAAAATGTCCAAAACACAAATTTGTTTATAAATCTGCACTTTGGACATTTAAACTTAATATTTTCAATTAAACCACTAAAGAACCAGTAGCAGCATCTGCTGAACCAGACATTGGTGACCAAGGTAAATTAACTGCATCAACATTGTTGATAACAGATGTTTTTTCTTCTAGTTGGTCATTTATTTTCTTAGATATATGGTCCCAATAATTAGTTACTCTATTTGAACCACTAACATATTCTTTAATCCAATTTAATACAACTTCTTCTGTCAATTCGCTGTATGGAATAAAGTTATCAGGATTAATTTGGTCCAATGTAAATGGAGTTGCTCCAGCAAATGTAGCTTCATTTCCATCTGCATCAGTTCCTTTAACTTCCCATCTAGTACCAATTATAGCGTTATCAACACTATTATTAGTTGTTTTTTTAATTTGAGTTATTTTCCACTCATATGTTAATGCCATAGTATTTCTTTTTAATAAATATTTCTTTTTTGAAAATTATGATAATGTATGTGCAATTTTTGTTAATTGAAATTCCTCACACATTTTATCTGCTAAATAAGTATTACTACCACTCCATGCATTTAATACATTAACCGGTACATCCCATATTCCACTACTTATAATAGTATCAGGAACTGCGTCAGATTCTCTATTAGGGTCTCTGAATCTTAATTCATATCTTAATCTACATTCATCCTTTCCTAAATCATAACTCATAATATTAGTCAAAACAACATTAATTGTTTTTCCAAATAAGTTTTTATTTTGTATTGTTGTTAGTATCATTGTTTATAAATATTTAATTATAAGGATTAACAATCTTCCAATTGAGATGTAGATGATATAACATTTCTTTCTTTTAAATCATCTGCTAATTTTGCTTTTAAAAGTGGATATGCTTGTGCAAATATATCAGCTCCTTGTAAAGATGAAAAATCAGCTACTGTTTTTTGATATGACCTACCATCAATTACTTCTGTTATAGATGCTGTCATTGGAATAGAATGCCAATGTGGTATTGCATCAACTTTTGCAAGAAATCTATCATGTATCGGAGAACCAACTCTAGAAGCTATTGATGTTTCAATTAAATTAGCTTCTTCTTCACTCTTAAATACATTAACATATAATTCAAGAGCTCCTTTGTTTCTATCTACAACATAACGATAAATTCTTACATAAGCTTCGTCTGTAACACCTTGCGATGTTCCTATTGTTGTATTAATTTTAATTGCCATAGTTATTCTATTTTATATATATAAATATATAGTTTTTATTCAAAACTCATTTTTTCTTTTAATTCTTTTAATTCTTTTTTAGTTTCATCTAACTCAGCTTTTAATTCTTTGATAGCTTCTAACAATAATGCTGGAATACCTCTATCTCTAACTGCCAAATAACCATCCTCACCTGCTCTTACTAAATCAGGAACAACATCTTCTATTTCCTGAGCGATGAATCCGATATCATGTCTTAGTTTAGTAGTTTCATATTCATCAGTACCTTCTCTCCAATCATATTCAACCCCTCTCATTTTCATTACTTTTTCTAATGAGTTTTCTAAAGGTTTAATATTTTCTTTTAATCTAATATCCGATGGAGAACCATATGCAATAATGTTGTTTGATGCTATAATTTGTCCATCATATCTTAATGCAATCGTAGCACCACCACCTCTATTACCAGTATGAATTCTTAAACCATACGAAGCTCTCAATGCTAAGTAACCATCATTCAAGTCACAAAGGTCACCATCATCAGATACCCAAATACCACCGCCACCATAGTTATCAAAGTTTGAACGTACTACATATGGTACACCAACAGTAGTTGCACCATCTGCATCCCAATACATACGAGGCCATCTAGAAGACCAACCACCTAAACGGAATACGTTATCACCATCCAATCCTAAGTTAATAGCGTAGTATCCACCTTTATGATAAGACATGAATGCACCATTGTTTCCAGTAGTGTAAGCCTGTAATGTTGATGAATCGGTAGAAGTTCCATAATATCCTCTTTCATATTGGAAGTAAATTCTACCCTGTATAGTATCACCACCTCTAGCAATTGCCCAGTTAGAATAGTTACCACTATCCAACATACCTCTCCATCCAGTGAATGAAGACCAAGTATTTCTAAAGTACATTGTTGATACCGGCCCACTTGCTAACTGCCATCCATATCCGCAACCATATCCACAAGTATAGTGAGCTGCTTGAACCCCTACCCAGTGTGAAGTTCCCGGAGGTTGGTTGCCCGGATTAGACCAAGTATCAAAGAATCCACTACCCCAGTTCCAAACATCATTCAAGTCAGTTGTACCCCAACCCATTGAACCAATCCAATAGTTACTATCACCAGTGTAGTTGTTTCTACGGAAGTTACCTTTACCAGTCAAACCGATTCTCATTTTAGAGTAATCATCAGTTCCCTGCCATCTAGTAGTTCCGTTTCCATCAAAGTAGAATGATGTATCCTCAGAATCATAGAATATAGGGGAACGTGCGGAGTTTACCATATAGG